GAAGAATATCATTTATAATGTTAATTAATATGATTCTATACTCATATTATTATAAAAATGCGTCTTTTATAGATGTACAAGAGTTAATAATGCAAAATAATAATAATATATTTTCTAAGAGTCTTTCAGATTTAGAAGAGAAAATGAGTAATATGATAATAATTAAAGACATTAAAGACTATAAAAATAAAAGTGATAAATCAGAATTAAATAGAGTTCTAAAAATTTATAGTATTGAGGCAGTAGTAAATAATAATAAAGCTATATTTTCAAGATATAATTCTGGTGATAATTATACTATATTAGATGAAGATGATATAACTAATATTGTCATTGAGGATTTCTACTATAATTTAATAGAAGTAATGAGATTATATGAATGCTGTAGTTTCTTAAATAGAAATCCTAAGGTACCACTATTCCCTTGGACTGAATTTACAATTAATATTATATTTGTTGCTATTACTGTTCTTGTTGCTACACAATTATTAATTAGTTTCAATCCAATGAATTTAATTGAAAAAATTAAACAAAATATGGATAATAAAATTACACAAAAAATAAGTAACATGGATGGTGGTGCGGGTACAGGTCAGGGTCAGCAGCAACAACAGCGGCAGGCTCAGGGTAAGAGTTCAATAGGCAAGTTCATAGAATCGCCATATAAGTATCTAATACGAGATGGTAATACCCCTCGTAAAATTGCGAAAAAAATTGAAACAGAAGTAGATAGAATGAAAGTAGAAAAAAATATCAAAGCAAAAGAATTAAGATTAAAAGAACTGGGTTATGATAAAAGAAAAATAAAACAATTTGAAAAAAGAAAGAATGAAACTCTGAAAGATATTCAGAGTTTAGCTGATAATATTAATAATTATATATTTAAACTTGATAGTGGTATAGAATATCATTTAAGAAATTATAATGAAGAAATTGATAAAATACAATTAAAAATAAATAATATGGATTTTGATTTTGATCTGGATATGCCAGATATGGATGACATAAATAGCTATAATAGATTACTTAGAATAAAAGATTTGGAAAAAAATAAAGAAAATTTAGAAAAAGAAAAAAGTATGAAAAAAAATGAATTATTAAATACTATGAAAAAAAATGCAGAAAAATATAAAAAAATATTTAATGAACTTACAAAAAATAAAGATTTAAATAAAATTTTATTAGATAAACTATCATCTGAGGATAAGCCAGAATCAATAGAAACTTATGAAGAAGTTCTTTTTTTAATTGAAAATTATGAAGATTTTGTTAATTATGTTTCTAAAGACAGTGATACTACTATAAATAAAGGCAGTGATACTAAAGAGACATCATCCAAAGATGAAAAATTCGCTAAATTCGCAAATAAAATATTACAAAAAGTTAAAATTGATCAAGATTTAATTAAACATATTGATACACATTTTGAAGATGTATTAGAAAAAGAATATTCTATTAAAAAAAATGATTACACGGCTATAAATAATCTTTTAAAAGATATATATAATGAAAGAGAACAAAATTCTCCCGAAAATTATGAATTAAATGCTAAATATCTTCTAAATGGTGTAATAATATCTTTATCATTATATTACACTTATAATATATATTGGTCAACAGCAGAATATCAAAAAAATTTATATAGAATATAAAAATATTAAATTAATATTTTAAAAATACTCTCCTTTATTATATTTATAAATCATATTATTACTATTTCTTTTATAATGTTCTGCTATTTTTTTTATTAATTCTATATTTTGTTTTTTAATTATAGTTTTTAGTAAAATTGTTATTTCAGATGATAATATTATTTCATTTTTATCCATTTAATATATTTAAAATTTAATCATAAATAAAATATATTAATGAATTTAAATATTTCAATTTTTATATGAATATAATAACTTCTTATGATATTAATGAAGTTTATAAAAATATAAAAGTTAAAAAACCGATAAAATTTAATAATAAAATAATTTTAAATATATATAATAATTCTCAAAATAATTTATTATTTCAGAGTCCATTGATGTATTTACCATATGATTTTATATATTATAACAATGTTATTAAATGTTTAGATTTGTGTGAATATAATAATGAGAAATTCTTAAATTTTATTACAATTTTATACAAAAAAATAATAAGTAAAATTAATAGTTTTAATAGTGGATTATTTGAAGATAAACAATTTTACTCAAACATAGTTTTAAACAAAAGAGATAATAATATAAAAATGTTTAGATTTAAAGAAATCTATATAAATAAACTAAATATATATGATAGTTGTAATAATTTAGTAAATGTAAATCAAATTGTAAAAGAAAATAAAGTAAAATGTATATTTATGATCAAAAATGTTTGGATTAATCAAGATAAATATGGTTTTAATTTAGAACTTTTACAAATACAAATTAAAGATTTTACAAATAGTTGTAATTTATTTAAAAATACTACTAATATTTCACATAACTCTTTACAATCATCTCTACCACCTCCGCCACCTCCGCCACCGCCACCTCCACCACCTCCGCCACCTCCGCCTCCACCTCCACCATTATCAAAATCTAATAAATCAAATACTGTAAATGATATTATAAAACAAAGAAGAGAAAATAATAAGAATAAGAAACCAGAGAAAAAAAATAATATGAATGATGTATTAAAACAATTAAATTCAGGAGAAATTAAATTAAAAAAAACTAAAATAGAAAAGAAGAAAAAAGCAGATGATTTAATGAATGAAATGGTATTGGTTTTAAGAAGAAGAATTGCATTAATAGATGGTCAATAATTTTTATAAATTTAATTAAATTTAAATTTAATTAAAATTAATTAAAATATTAATAAAAAAAATTTGTATAAATTAATATGAAAGAAAAGGACATAAGTTTTATTTATAATACTGATAATATATTTTCAATTCAGGTTTACATTCCTATAGGAAGTATTCATGAAAAGAAAGGTAAAACAGGTATTAGTCATTTTTTAGAACATATTAAATTCAGAAAATCTAAAAATCATAGTATGGACAATTTTTTTAATTTATTTAATAAAATTACTGTTTCTAATGCATATACAACCAAAGACCATACATGCTATTATTTAAGAACAAATGATGATAATTGGAAAGAAATTACACAAATAATGTATGAATTAGTATTTAATACATCTTTTAAAAATAACAATATAGAAACTGAAAAAAAAATAATATTAGAAGAGAAATTACTTAGAGAACCTAATATTAATAAATATTCTGATGCAGATATATTATTAGAAAACTCTATATTATCAAAAGATAACCCTTATAGTAGAATAATTATTGGAACAACAAAAGATATTAAAAGTATCACAAATAAAGATTTAAAAAAATATAATGAACAATATTTTAATGATTATTTAGTTGTTGTTAGTTGTGGTATAAAGTTAAAAGATAAAGTTAAAAGATTGTGTTTAAAATTATTTCCAGATGCAACAAATAATCCTACAAAAAAATTAGAAAATACACAATCATTTCATTATCGTATGACAATTCGTAATATGCCTATACAGCAAAATAATATTGTTTTAATATTTAAATCATTTAGTGAATTAGATAATAATAAATATTATATTGATTTTATAGAGGATTTCTTAGCAAATAATATGACATCAATATTAGGAAGAAAATTAAGATTTGAGAAAGGTTATACATATACTGTAAATACAAGTAATGAAAATTATAAACACTATGGATGTTTCAGAATAGTTGTATCATCTGATAAAAAAAATAATATTTATGATATATTGAATATTATATTTGATTCTTTATCAAATTTAAGAGAAAAAGGATTATCTGATGCAAATTTAAAAAAATTTAAAAGTAAATATCTTAATGATTTAGAATATTTATTTAAAGACAGAGATATAAAACTTGATAAATTTGGAAATTATTTATATTATGATAGAAAATTCACTTTAAAAAAATATAAAAAAATAATTAATGATATGAATTCAGAAAGACTTAAAGCAATATTTAATATTTTATTTGATTATCATAAAATGAGTTTTTTACTATATGGAAACTTTAAAAATATTAAAACAGCTAATACAAAAATATTTAATATTATTAAAAAAAACAGAAAAAAATTTTAAAATTTTTTTTATATCATTAATATAATATTATATGTATTGTAAGATATGAAATTACAATTATTTCAAGAAATACCTGAGCAAGATTTTATGATTAAAATATTAAACTGTTTTGGTATTATAGATTTTAATGATAAAAAAGAATTTACAAAATCAAATTTAGAAGATTTAAATATAATTTGTAAAATAGAAGATTTAATACCAGAATTAGTAATGTATTATTTACCATGTAAGTATCAAATGTTTTTAACAAATATAACAATAAATAAATGTATTACAATATTAAGACAATTATTAAGAGTACATGATTATAAATTAAATAAAAGAGAGCATGTTCAAAATAAAAAGAAATCTATATATTATCATATATCAAAAATAGATAATAATCATATTAAAATTGAGAATTCTTCAGATAAATGTATTTTAAGATTTAATTAAAAAATTTAAAAATTTATTTTTATTTAAATTTAATTTAGTTAGATTTCTATCATTATTTACAGAAATTATAAAATTGGCAATTACCATATATATCTAATAATATATGCAGTGAAATAAAAAAAATTAGAATATAGTCCGTGGTTTTTAATGTTTAAGAATGCTTATAATTGGTGTTCATAATTTAGAATTTAATAAATTAATATCAATATCTGGTAATATTGGATTACATAACCATAAATAATCTTTTAAATATGTATCAACTTTAAAATCTTTTGGATAATAATGTAAAACTCCTTCTTTAATATCAGTCATTAACTTATGATATTTTTTATTAATTAAATGGATAGATGATGGTGGTAAAATCATTAATAATTGTAAAGGAATAGATATTTTAATATTTGGATATAATTCATTATATGGAATATCAATTTTAATTTGAGAAGTATCATTAATATTATCAATTTTTAATGATAGCAAATAGTTATATACATCAATTATTAAAGGTGAATTATTAAATCTATAATAGAATGTATGATGATAATTTTGATGAAAATAATAATCTAATGTAAATTGTAAAGTTTCTAGATAATTTAATGAAATATCACGGATATCTTTTGTACTTAAAGTATTAAATTTATAATAATAATAGTTGTTTTTCCAATTTTTATGTCCAATTTTAATTAAATCTTCATTTTTATTTAATTGAGGATATAATTCTAACATATTTTTAAAATAATCTAATTTATTATCAAATCTTTTAGTAAATGGTCTTTTATTAAAAAATTTATTTGAAATATAAATTAATTTATCTGGTTCTATTTCTGATAATTTATGAAATAATTCTGTTAAAAAATTATAATTTATTTTATAAGTATTTTTTTTTTTATTTTCAGTAATAATTAAAATATTTTCATTTAAATTATTTGATATGTTTTTATAAAAATTCAGTAATTCTTCTAAACTATTATTTTTTATAGATATAAATGATATATGTGGTACAAAATCATTACCGAGAAGAAATGATAGAAATACATAATTACTAATTAAATTATCTTTATCTATTGGGAAATAGTCATTATAATACAATTTTATACTTTCTTTTAATTTATTAATTGATACATATAGAAATGGTTCATTATTAGACATTTCTAAAAATAATGGTTCTCTTAAAAGATGAATATTAGTATCATTTAGTAAAGATAACATAATAAGATCAGCATCTAATCCATATATAATAGTATCTTTTGTAATTTTATTTTTTGTCATATAATTATATATTTTATATTCACCTTCACCTTCATTATGAGAATCAGATAATATAGATTTTATATATTTATATTTTTTTTCACTATTAAGTTTATTATTAATTTGTTTAGATAATTCATCCATAAATTTAGTACCTGGACTAATTGCAGAAGAATTCCATTCATTCTTAATTAAATCAATTTCATTTGTAAGTTTTCTCTTTCTTAATGCTAATATTAATTTTTCATTTCTCCAATCTTTCATAAACCTTCTATTTCTTTGCTGAACCATTTTACTTCTTGGAGGAATTCCATCAATTGATATATAAAATAATTCTTTTGGTTTTACAAAATCAAAAATTTTATCAATATATTCTAATACAGAATTAATTAAGTCTTTCTCAAAATCTTCATTATTATCATAGGTGTTCTTTTTAAGTTCATTGCTACATCCATGAATACAACAATTAAAATCTAAAAATAAATTGGAAGGTTGATTATCAATATCTGATTTTATAACTTCTGGAAAATCATTAATTACTTTTCTAAAATATGATGGAATTCCCATATTATTTAGTATAAGTAATTTATATTTAAATAAAATAAATTCAATTTTTATAATTTTAATTAAATTTAAATTTAATTAAATTTTAAAATTAATTAAAAAATTTTTTTTTAAATATTTATAAGTAAATATGATTACTATATCTATATTAATAAGTTTTGGAATAATATCAACATTTTTAGTAAACTATAAACTATATAATGATTGTATTAAAGAAGCAAAATATGATGATATACCAGAATTAAATGATATTATAAAAAAAGAAATAGAAGAAGAAAAAATAAATAACAAAAAATTTAAAAAAATAATAGATTGCAGTGATGATAAAGAATATAAGGACTTTATTATTATTAAAAATGAATTTGAATTAGCAAATAAAGAATAATAAATTATTTCTATAATATAAAAGTATTATGGCAAAAATATTTTATCCAACAAAGATTGCTGCATTAGGATTTTTATTAATAATAATTATATTTTTAATACCTCCGAAAAGATATAATCCAGATACAGGTGAAAATGAAAGAAGAAATAATTTTACATTTTCTCAAATATTAGGTTTTATTATATTTTTAGCATTTGCTTATTTAATTTTATACACTATTAACTGTTTAAACCTTAATCATCATGTATTAAAACAAAAATTAGTTCCAACAGAAGGAAATATATTCTCATCAAATACTACATGTATAACAAGAAATACATTAAATGAACAACTTAAAAAAGCAATTAGTCCTGATGGTAAATGTATACATATGGCATGGGTTTTATCAATGATTATATTAAGTTCTTCTATTATTATATTTTCATTAGGTTATTCTGCAAAATTCGTAAATACAAAAAAAGATAAACAATCATTATTTGATAAATTAGCAAAACAATAAATTTAATTAAATTTAAATTAAAATATTTTTAATAAATAAAAATGACACTTGTAAAAAAATTCAACCAATATTTTTCTAATCAAGCAAAATTAGCAGTTCTTGGTTACGCTTTACTTTCTCTTGCTTTTTTCTTACCTGTCAGAGACCCTATGGCACCTGAACAAGAATACAATTTACCTGAAAGGGCTTTATCCTTTATAGTAATGTTACTACCAATTACAGTTAGCGTTTATACTATTAATTGTATGGTTGTAGGTAAAGCAAAAGGTGGAATGCCTTGTAATGTTCTTGCATGGTTAAATAGCATATCTGTATTTTTATGGTGTGGTCTAGTGCTAATTTTTACACTTTTATTATTAAATTCATCAAATAAAGCACCAGAGAAATTTGGAAGCTGTGGAACCAAAGAAGATTTTGGTAGCTGTGGAACCAAAGAAGATTTTGGAAGCTGTGGTCCCAAAGAAGATTTTGGAAGCTGTGGAACCAAAGAAGATTTTGGAAGCTGTGGAACCAAAGAAGATTTTGGAAGCTGTGGAACCAAAGAAGATTTTGGAAGCTGTGGAACCAAAGAAGATTTTGGCTATGGCGGTAGTTCTGGTGGAATGAGTTATGGTAAAATTGATGAACAATAAATATAAAAATTGAAATTATTTTTTAAAATTAATTAAAGTAATATTAATTATTTTATAAAAATGACAGATAATAATGAAAATAATAAAAATATTGATTTTTATAATAAAGATTTAATATTAAATGATGAAAAACCAATTATATTTTTAGATATGTCATATTACATCTTTTATAGATTTTTTGCTTTAACATCATGGTGGAAAAGGGCATATCCAGAGGAACCATTAGATATTGAGAATATAATGACAAATAATATATTTATTGAGAAATATTATAAATTATTCATAGAAAATATAAAAAAAATACAAAAAAAATATAAAATAAAAGATTCTATTGTAGTATTTGCAAAAGATTGTAGAAGATATAACATATGGAGAAATCAACATTATGATGTATATAAAAAAACAAGAGATGATAAAAATAAAAGATTTAATAAAGAAATATTTATTTACACATATGAAAAAATTATACCAGAATTATATAAATTAGGTATTAATATTTATTGTCATGAAAATGCAGAAGCAGATGATATAATAGCTATTTTAAAAAAAAAAATAAGAAATAAATATAGTGAATTACCAATTTATATTATAACAAATGATCATGATTATTTACAATTATTTGATGATAATACTTACATATATAATTTAAAAGGATTAAATTTAAGAACAAAAAGTAAAGGTAATTCTAAATTAGATTTACAATTTAAAATTTTTAGAGGAGATAATAGTGATAATATCTCGTCAGTTGTATCTAAAAAAATAAGAGATGATAAAATAATTGATTTAATTTATAATAAAGAAAAATTTGATGAGTTCTTTAAAGAAAATGAAAAATTAAAACAGATTTATGATACTAATGAACTATTAATAGATTTTAATAAAATACCACAAAATATACAAGATGATGTTTCTAAATATATAAAATTTAAGATGGAGGAGTAGGCCAAGTAACATTTGTTAATTCATCATTAGTATCAAGTTGTGGTGTCGAAGTAGATGGCAAATCACGAAGTGCTTGTCTATAAGTAACCCAAGATTGTTTAACTTCTTCAGATGGATGTATATAATCAGGCATTGCTTTAAAATCAGATTCAGTTAATAATTTATTTCTTTTTATTCTTAGTAAATCTTCAGCAATAAAATTATTTATATCGTTATCACTATAAGTAGAGAATAATGTGTTAGGATCAGGTTTTTCTAATCCATCAACATTCCAAACTCTTATATTATATACTCCTCCAATACATTCACATTCAAAATCATTAAAATCAATTGTTTTTCCATTATCTTTTGCATATTTTCTTACAGAATCATATAAATTATTACTCATATTTAATTAAATATAATAAATAAAAAAAATGAAATAAACAAAAAGAATAAAAAAATATGAGAATATTAATAACCTCCACCACCACCACCTCCACCAGAACCTAGTGAAGTTGAATCTAAAAGTCTCACTGTTAATTTAGAAGCAATTTTTAACATATAATCATAATTATAAGCATTAGTAGGATCATTATAATCATAAGCAGTCATATTATCTTTACTCCATGTAGTATGTGAATTTCTGGTATGATATGATCTAATTCTTATTAAATCACCTTCTTGTAAATAAGTGGTATAATTTTTATTAATAAAATTATGACCAATACCATTTATTGTTTTTGTAGTTGTACCAGTTTGTTGACTGATATTAGTATTATTTTTATAAAAAGCAGTATAAAAAGTTCCATCAGTATGTCTAATTGATGAACTATAATATAATATATAAGTTCCAGACTTTCTAATAACTATACCTCCTCCATTCCAAGTATCTGAATTAGTTGCAGTATCGCGTGGTTGTTCACCGGGTTGGTATCTTCTAACATATGCCATATTTTGTTCAGGACTTGTATCATAAATTATTATATCAAAACTATTTTCATACCAAACATTTCTACCAAAAAGCTCAGAATAATCAGGAGCATATTCTTTTTGTTGTACATTAACATAAGCACCATAAGAGGTATATGGAGAATGGTCGTCATACCTAGAATCTCCTGAGAAATCTCTATGTAATAAACATATACTTGCTGAATATGGTGCGGGTAATTGATTATAATAAGATGAATCAGATACTTCTGTATTAATTTGATTATTAATAGATATATCAGATGTAATTATTTTTTTCCAAGAATTATCTTTATATATTTCATAACAAGATGTAGTTGTATTATATCTTATTTGACCATTTTTTGTGATATTAGGTCGTTGTCTTGTACTACCAGAAGGTAATTGTATTACTTCATTATTTGACATACAAGTTAATGCTGTATTATCCTTATTAATGGTTACAGCATTATAAGCGGAATCATTATCAATTCCTATTAAATTATTAGTTGTAGGTTTATTCCATATTTGAGAACCATCATTAGTAATTAATTCAGAACCAGCATAAAATCTTATTTCTCTTTTAGTTGTGTCAATATAATTTGCCCATTCTTGAGATTCATATAATGATAATGCTTGATTAAATAAGACAAATGCTGAAACTTGACCATCAAGATCCCTATTAATACTACCATCATAATAATTTCCAATTCTTATATTAGAAATATTATTTAAATTTGGTATATTAGAATCTGATGCTAATTCTGTTAATATTGAATTTGGACCAAATCTTATTATCCATCCATTAGTAGAAGTTATTGTAATAAAGAAGTGAATAAAATATCCAGTTCCATTATTAGTTAATGTAGTTATCTGTTGCGAATAAGTAGTAGTACCATTATTTACTTCTACTGTCCATCGTGTTTCATTAATTCTTTGAACTAATTGTATACGATGAGTACTTCCTAATTCTATTATTAAACTTCTAGCATTTCCACTTGTAGTAGCATCTTGCTTAAATTTAATATATATTGTTTTATCATAAATAGATGTACTTACATTCGGAATAATATCAAATTTATCTTGTAAACGTATATTGTTAGTATCACTATTACCACCACCATTTGCAGCATGATCGAAATCTAAACCGATTAATGGTAATAGATGAGTATGTGATGAAAAATCAACATTTACATCTAAATATCCCCTATTTATAGTATAATCATTATATACATCTATATTAAAATTATAATTATTTAGTACATAATTTACCCAATCTTGTGATTGTTGAATAGTTAATTTATCATTAAATAAATAAAAATCTGAAAAATCTCCATCAAACTCATTACTTGAATTATCATATCTATTTCTTCCTAATGATATATTATTAAATACATAAGTTGATACACTTGATCTATCAATACTACCTATATATTCTAAAATACCTTGTGTAGTATTATCCATATATACCTTAGCTTCACTATTTGTATTATCTAATACAACTATTAAATTATACCATCTATCAAGTGTTACAGTTCCTAATATGCTTACAGATGTTGTACCTGTATCTCCAAACCATAAGATTAAGTTATTATTTGGCTCACCTATTACATTATCTACATTTTCTTCAATATTAACTTGTAATCTTGTAGAATTTGATGTATTTTGCCAAGCACTTATTAATCTGGAATAATTTTCTCCTGGAACACTTCCTGTTTTTCTCCATCTTAAATATAATGTAAAATCATCGCCAGAATTATTAAAATTACCGCTTGTTTTTCTAAAAGATATATTATTAATAGGGGTTTGATCATTTCTTATAGTAAAACCTTGATTTTGACTAAATGAATTATATGTAAAGTCTATTGTCATATCACTATTATTAATTGAGCCATAATTTGTTTGTCCATCATTGCCATCAATTCCCTTTTTAAATGGATAAGATAATAATAATTTTGTTTGATCTTGATAAGAACTAACATAACGAATACCTGAATCAAAAAATGGAAAAGCAATCAAAGTATCTGTATAATTTAAAATATCACTATTAATAACATCTTTATTAATTAATGAATTATATTTATCTGGAACTATTACTGATTTTAAATAATTATTTTGTATAATTAAAGCATTCATAGATAAAAAATCATTACCATCAATGTTTGCATTTGTAAAATCAACATCAAAAGAATCTATTATAATATCTTGTGAAGAAGAATTAAATACAATTTGTCCTGAACGATGTTGATGATCACCAGATGCGCTGTAATAATGTTTAAATTGACCTTGTTCTGGATAATCAAATTCTAAATATGTACCAGTTCCTTTAATTCTATATTTAAAAGTCCATGTTACTAAAGCAGAACTTCTATAAGCTGAAAAATTTAAAAATATTACCATAGTTTCATTCATTTTTAAATGTATATCTCCATCTGTTGGAGTTACTACACCACTTGAAGCATCATAATCTCCTTTTTCACTACATATTTTATGAAATCTAAATTTACTATTATCTAAATTTAAATCTACATATTTATAATTATTTTTTGTATTAACAATTAAATATTTATTTTTATCTGTTGTTTTAAATTCATCTGGTATTTGTCTTTCAATATTATTTACATAAACACTACTATCTATATTTAATACATCTTGATTATCTTCTCCTAAATTAATTGTTAAATTATCTAATTTCTGTACTAATTTGTTAGAATTTTCATCACTAAATAATTCCGTATTATTCATTTATATTAGATTGATATATTTCATAAATAAATTTAAACTATTAATAATTTTTTTACTATAAGTTGAGACGCAATATATTTCATATATTCATAATTATAATTTTCATCAATATTATAACCAGTAGTATCAGAATATCCACCAACATAATCATAACTTAACATTAAATTATTACTACTAGTTTGATGTTGTAATAGAATAGTTATATAATCGCCTTCTGCTAAACTTGTAATGTAATTAAAATCATCTATTAAATAATGGGGTTTATTATTAATTAATCCAGATGATGCTTTAATTAAATTACTTTCATATAATAAATTATCATTTTTATTTAATTTAATTTTAAAATTAGTGCTTAATTGCTGTGTAGTATTTGTTAAATTAAAACTACTTTTATAATTAATTAAATAATCACCAGTTTTTTTTATATTAATTCTGTTATTAGATATATCTGCCATATTTTGTAATGGACTATTATCATATAATACTGTATCAAATGTTAAAGAATGATATATATTATAACCAAGTTTACTCCCAGAAAATAATGGAGGATTATTTCTACCATGAACATAATAACCATAACTATTATTAATTTTATCATTAAAATCAGTTTCTGAAAAATCTCTATTTAATAAACCTATACTTGTTTCATACATATCTTTTGTTATTATTTTATGCCAACCATTATCATAAACTTCATAATAATAACTTTGATTATTATATCTTATCATTCCATTTTTTGATTGATATGGTCTAAATGAATTATTAGCACAAGGAATCTTAACGGCATCTGTGCCACCATATTCCAAACCATTAGAATTAGGATTAACTTTAATAATATCATGAGAACTTCCAGAACCAGTTAGAATAGGTTCAACATTATTACTCCATTCTAAATTAATTCCATTTGTTATAAGTTTTTTATTAGAATTATTAGTTTGGTTTGGTAATATTAAACCTCCACCATAAAGTGCTAATTCACCAATTGATATATTTCCACTACTTCCACTATCACCGGATGTAGCAGTAATGTATAATACATAATATTTATAATTCCCTGTATTTTCTAAATAATAAATATTGGAATTGCTAATATAATCTATTGCTAATTTATGACTAGTACCAGAAGGACTTAAATAATATGGATTTATCCAATCAGAACTATCTAATTGATTAGCATTTCTATGTAATACTTTATAATTTCCATTTTCATAATGAGATTGACTTTCTGAACCTCTCAGCTCAAATAATCCCGGATTTTCATTAAGTCTTCCTGTTGAACTACTTGATGATATTCCCCAAATTCTATAATATTTTACAATTACTGGTTCATTGAAATCAACACCAATAATAAGTGGATTTGTTGCACTTACATTACCAAGAGATGATAATTTTATTAAAGAACTTTTTCCTTCATAAGATATATAACCATCAACAATTTTACTAATTTGATGATCTGAATCATGATAAAATGATACTGGAATATCAGTATGAATACCATTAACTAAATATTTTACATTTATACTATTAAAAAATTTTTTATCAGAATCTGCTCCTACTAATGTACATTCAGACTTGAATGATGATACTTGTTTGTGTAGACTTATATCACTATAAAATGCAACTTCAGACAATGCTAAATTATTAGTAGTATCAGAAGGATTTGTTACAGCTCCTGCTGTAAATTTAATCACATAATATTTATAAGCATCTATATTTGATAAATTATATTCATTTGCTTTTGCTAAATTATCAGATGCATTAAATAATCCATTTGCTGGAATTGTTTGATTCCAGTCTGATGATGATAATCCTGATCGTATATCTAATACTGTATATTTTGATGAATCTGATGTACTATATTCTGAACTATCAATTGCTGCTCTTAATTCCCAAGCAGATGGAGATTGTACCCCTGCAGAATTTAAATCACGAGGCCATAATCTATATTTTGTAACAATTTGTGGAGTATTAAATTCATATGCTATTTCAACTGTAGTTAAATCAACTGTATTATTTGTAACCCATTGATTATTATTACCACCACCTATATTACCATCAAATATTTTATCAGCTCCTCTATTAACACTATCAATACTATTTGTTACACTTGGTGTGCCACCTGCTGTTCCACCAGCACCAGCAAGTGGATATTCTTTTGAATTTAATACTACCCCTGTTATAGTAACAAAATCTTCAGAATTATCTAAAATACCACTAAATGTTAATTCAAATTTCTTAAACACAACATTTATTAATTTATTATTTTTATAATAAAATGTGGCTGAGCAATGTTGATTATCATCTGAAGCATTAAAATAATGTTTAAATTGCGAATTAGTTGGATAATTAAAAGTTGTAAATGAGGAATCACTGTCAATTTTATATTTAAATGTCCATGTATTTAAAGTAGAACTTCTTGAACCAGATGCATTTATATAAAACATAATCTCTTGTCCTGGGAATACAGTTAATTCACCGTCTACTGGTGTTATATCTCCCCAGTTATCACTTGATAATTCACTACAAACAATATATACTTTGCTATTATTACCAATTCCATTATTATCTAATTCTAAATTATTTCCACTATCATTAATTTTTAAAAGTTTATTTGATTCACTTGATACTGGTGCAGGTAATATAATATTATCTCTACCACTAAATGATAATTTACTATTAATATTTAAAATATCAGTATTATCTTCACCAATAATTACATCCTTTTTTGTTGATACTATTTTACTTGAGTTCATTGTTAAAAATTGCTCATTATTTGCCATTTTATAAAATTAAATATTTTATATTATTTGATTTTATAATTATAAAAATTAAATTTAATTAAATTTGAATATAATAAAAATATAAATTTAATTAATTATTTAAAATTTTTTTTATACATAATTTTGATGCTATAGTTTTTATGTATTCATAATTATACAAATTTGACCTACTATAATTTAATCCTCTTAGTTGACCTCCCAGATAATCATAACTTAATAATATTGAGTTACTTCCATTATTAGTATGATATAAATATAGACTAATACAATCATTTTGTTGTAAATTTAATACATGATTAAATTCAGGTATAAAATAATGATTAGTTATTTCATTCCCATATAATGCAAATTCACCAATTGCTACATGATTTGATGTTGTAAAAAAAGTAGAAGTAATATGTAAAACATAATACTTAAATTTTCTTGGAATATCAATTGTATATTCATTTGATAAATGTAATAATGAAGAAGCAGTAGTATTACCAGCAGTCTGTGCAGCATTTAATTCAGTTGTTTTCCATACTGATGAGTAATCATCTTCTCTTGTATAATAAAAACTGTATCCATTTTGTACTGCTCTATATACATTTGTATTATTTTGTTGTGTAAAATATGTTGATGTTCCATACATAAATTGACTGGTAAGTGTTGCTGAAAATGATGTTAAGTCAGATGAAAATGTTACTGCTGTTAAATTTGTAGAACCACTATCAGTAGACCTACTAATTATTTGTTGATTACTATTTATTATAAACCAATCTGGATAATATGGATGTATTCTATTTCCAACATAAGTTTGAGTGCTGGAATCTAAACTTAAAGTATATTTACCCGCAGGTAAATAAGTATTTTCATTATGTGTATGAAGTACAGCATATGTAGTATCATCATTAGCATCATATACTGTACTATCAATTGCTGCCCTAAATTCCCAAATTCTGATATTTTGTACAGGACTACCACCAGCACCTCTTCTAGGCCAAAGTCTATATCTGGTAACTTCTCTTGGTATATCAAATTCATATGCTACTTCTGTAAATGTTATACTTCCTCCAGCTAACATATTAGTACTAGTTGTTGCAAATATTCCTGTTCCTTGTTCTGCTGTACTATTATCATATAATTTTGATATAGAATAACTTCCAGAAGAATTTAATGGATGTAGAGCAGTTGCAGTAAATCCAGTACTAATTCCTGCTCCTGCTAATGGAAAATTACCATAATTAGTTATTATTTGTGTTTGTATTGCTTGGAATTCATCGCTTTCATAATGTATATCCCCACTATTAACTAAGGAGTTTTCATTTTTATAAATTCTATATTTAAATTTAGTATTTAAATCTGTACCGCCAGTTGATTTAAATGCAGAACTATAAGTTAATAAATATTCACCAGTTTCTCTAACATATATTTTATTATATAATAAATTAATCATATTAGTATTTGGACTATGATCATAAAATACTTTATCAAAATTCAATTGATGCCAAACATTATAAACTAATTTTTCTGAATATAATGGACATAAACTTCTATTATGATAATAATATCCAAAACTATTATTATATTCATCATCATAACTAGTATCAGTTATAGCTCTATTAATTAGTCCCATTGATGCTTCATTAAAATTATTAGTATTTACAATTTTCCATGAACCATTTTCTACTACTTCCATATTATCACTTTCATTATTATATCTAATCATACCATCTATACCTAAGGGTCTTTGTGAATTATTACCAGAAGGTAATTGTATAGCATCTGTACTACAATATTCTAAAGTACCTTCTTCATTTAATTTTACTAATTTATATTTATCATCCGCTGTTATAGTAGTATTAAGATTTGATATAGGTCCTCCCCAACCTAAATTGACACCATCAGTAATTAATTGTCTTCCAGAATTTCCAATTTGCGAAGGTAATGTATAACTAGTATAAAGTGCGAATTGATAAATATGTGTGTTAGTAACATCTCCACCATTACTTATTATATGTAAAACATAATATGTGTAAGCAATAGAATTGGTAAAAGTACATGTTACAGCACCGCTTATATTATTACTTGCAGTACCAGAATTTGTAAAAGTTGGAACACTTGTTATAGTTTTGGCATCTAATACATTATATGTTGATGAATCTTCTGCATCATATGACGCTCTATCTATTTTAGATGCTCTTAATTCCCAATTAGCAGGCCAAGGTGCTATATTACCACTAATATATCCCCATATTCTATATTTATTTACGACTTGTGGTTTATCAAAATTATAAGCAAAAAATACATTATTTCTTGGGTTAGTAAATGTATATCTATCTGTAAGACTATCATTATATACAGTATTTACAGACTCAGTACCAGATGCATAAGCTGTAAAAGCAGTCGTACCACCAGCACCGGCAAGTGGATATTCTGTTATATATTTTGATATAGCATTACCATCTGATAATATTAGAGCATTTATTGATAAAAAATCATCCATATTGCCATAAGCTCCATTTGTTAAAAATGAAACTTTAAAAGCATCTATAATTATATCATTATCTGCTTTATAATATATTTGAAAAGCTCTATGTTGATGATCATTAATTGAATCAAAATTGTGACTAAATGTTCCATTAGAATCTCTATTACTATCTGTAAAATCTGTATAATTAGTATCTCCTTTTATTTTGTAACTTAATTTCCATGTTAATAATGTATCATTCTGTAAATCCTGAAATCCTGATATATTAATAAAATATATAACTTCTTCATTTTTCTTTAATATTAAATCTCCATCAACTGGTTTAATACCAGTCCAAAAATCTAATTGTGCAGAAGTATCTGTATCTTCTCCTGGTACCATATTACATATTTTGTGCACTCTAGTATTATTTTCTTTTAATTCTACTAAATCATAGTCATCTCCTGTATTATTTAATTTAACTAATTTGCCTTTATCATTATTATTTGGTTTAGGTAATAATGTATTCTCAACACCTCTCACTAATAATTTAGTATTAATATTTAGTATATCTTTACTATCTTCTCCAATAAATAAATCATTAAGTTTACTAACAATCTTATTAGAATCTATAGTTACATAATTTTCTTTTGATGTCATATTTAAAATTATTAAATATATTTTAATCGCATATTTAATTTACAAAAATAACAATAAATTTATTTAATTAGTTGTTGTTTCTTCTGTAGTTTCAGCATCTGTGGTTGTAGTTTCTTCTGTAGTTTCAGCATCTGTGGTTGTAGTTGTTTCAGCTTCTGTAGTTGTAGTTTCTTCTGTAGTTTCAGCTTCTGTAGTTGTAGTAGTTTCTTCTGTAGTTTCAGCATCTGTAGTTGTGGTTTCTTCTGTAGTTTCAGCATCTGTAGTTGTAGTGGTTTCTTCTGTAGTTGTAGTGGTTTCAGTATCTGGCTTTGTAGGCCAAGTTACATTTATTAAATTATTATTTGAATCAAATTGAGGAGTTGTAGAAGATGGTAAATCTCTTAAAGCCTGCCTATAATCTAACCATTCTTGTCTTTTAGAAGAATTAGAATGTGGCCAATCGGGTAAAGAATATTTATCACATTTTCTTAATAATAAATCTCTTTCATATCTTAATCTTTTCATAGGTAATTCTGCTATTAATTCTTGTTTTTTTTGTTCAATTTCTTCCGGTGTTGGTTTTAATCCTATATCATCTTGCCAAATTAATGTATTTCCATCAACACTCCAATTATTTCTAGGTCTTAGTGCTATCATAACATCTCCAAGGCTACTCATATTTAATTTAATAAATTATTTTTTATACAGATAAATAACTTATTTATTCTCTAACTCCAATAATAACTATTCCACTACCACCATTTCCACCTGTAGCATTACAACCTCCACCTCCACCACCACCACTGTTTCTAGTTGCTGATTTACCTTCTCTTGCTTCATCACCTTCCGGATTAGCTCCATGGCCACCACCACCTATTCCTCCAATACCACCTCCATATGATCTACCTCCACCCCCACCACCACCATAATATAATTGTGTTTCTCCATCTCTAATATTATAAATTTTACCATCTCCTCCTTTACCCCGAAATTCTTCTGCTCCGGCTGTTTGACTTGTTGAATTTGTAGTATGGTCTGTACCATTGCCATCATACCCGATTTCACCAGCACCTCCTCCTCCTCCACCAACATAAGAATTATCAATTTCACTGCCACTTGACCAAAAGTTTTTACAACCACCATCATTCCCAAATTCTCCAACATTATTTATAAAATTTATAGATGTTGTTGAATATCTAATAATTACTATACCACTTCCTCCATTGCCACCATTGCCACTATTATTACCATAACCACCACCTCCACCTCCACCTGTATTAGATATGGCATTTCCACCATTACCATAATTAGTTGAACCATTCCCTCCTCCTCCTAAACCACCACTATTCGCAGGAGCTCTACCCCCACCTCCTCCACCAGCATAATAAACAAGAGTTCCATCTCTTATGCTATATTGTTTACCAATTCCTCCAAAACCAGCAACACTACCATCTTGTTCTTCTTTACCTTTACCACCTGCTCCACCACCACCACCACCTTGATTACCACCTGAACCATTACCTTCACTTCCACCATAATTACCAAATACACCAACTTGATTAGCTGTAGTTGAATTCTGTATTATAGTTTCACTATTATGTGATATAGGAGCTGCACCATCACCACCATTATGTCGTCCACCACCACCTGAACCACCACTAGTACCATGATTACCTTGATATCGGGCACCTTTACCTCCACCTTTTGCAGTATCTTTGCCAGTTATTATTGAATCAGTTCCATTAGTTTCATTACCTCTATTTTCACCATTTCCTCCGCTACCAATTGTAATAGAGTAACTACCAGTTCCAAATGTTTGATTTGTTCTATATATTAAACCACCTGCACCACCGCCTGCTCCTTCATGACTTCCACTTTGACCTCCTGAACCAGCACCACCACCAGCTACAATTAGATAATCAATATTTGTAATAGCTGAGTTTGCAGTAAATGTTCCAGACGATATAAATGTATGAACTACATAAAATATATTATTATCAGTATAAGTAGTTATAATGCCACCAGATGTTTGATATGTGATTTTATCTGCAGAGGTCCCATCTATTTTTAAACCATCACTTCTATTAGTATTTACTGGTAAATTTGTTAAAGTATTAAAAGTAATTAATTGTACTTCACTTGCGGACAGAACCCGGTCCCATACAGCTACTGAATATAATCTATCACTACCAAAGCTATACGCACTTGAATTATAAACACTACCACCAATAATTATCGCAGTTGGATTATTACCACTATATGTTTCGTTTCCTTTTGAAGTAGTTCCTTTAAGAGTTCCATTATCATAAAGGGTAAGAGTAGTTTGACTGATAGTGAAAACCACTATCTTTTTACCAGTTTCTATTTGCTGAGATGTTGAAAGTCCAGTGCCACTTGGCCGATAATTATCATAAAACATTGAACCATTTGGAGTCAACATAGCTTGATGATTACGATTAAATTCTCCTCCTCCATCTTGTTGAAATATATGTCTATTGCTAGTATTTGAAGTATCATTATAATCTATGGCAAAAGCAACTGTAATATTTTTATTATTTGTTCCCATTCTGGCGTTTGAATCTGAAATAGAGAAGTAGTTACCTGCTTGTGGTGAAACGTAGTTGTAGCCATCAGAATCTTGTGATACATTCATAGTGGTTCCAACTGCAGTAACTGTATATTGATTTATGAATGTAGATGTTTCTCCAGCTCTCCAGATAAATTTAAAGTTATTGTCATAAAATAAAGAATGCGAACTATGACTACCACCACCACCACTTCCACCATCAACACCACCACCAGTTTCATTAATATCTCCACTTCCACCACCTCTTGCTTGATTATTACTAGATAAATTTGAAATAATAGAGTTACCACCAGATGTAGCAGTAGTACCATTTGTTGCAATACCTCCAGAACCTACTGTAATATTATAAGTTCCACTATTAAACAACACATTTTCCCTATAAACTACACCACCTGCTCCTCCGCCTCCTCCTTCATTATTTGGACCAGCACCTGCTCCTCCACCGGCAACAATTAAATAATCACAATATGATGCTTTATCTAATGTAAATGTGGAAGATTCTGTAAATGTATAAGTTCTATAATTAATAGAATTTTTAATATATGTCATTGGATTAGGATAAAATATTTCTTGTGCCATAATGTAGGATGTTGATTCAGGTCTATAATTATCAACATTAGTATAGGGTACATTAATATTAAAAATTCTAGTATTATCAATATTACCAGATTCAGAATGACAATATAATTTATAGATAATTGGATTTGTAGTATTTGCTATATCTAAATATTCATTAACATTATTAGATAAAAAATACTGATGAACATTATCCACATCACCACCCCAATTTGATGTCATAAAACTTTTTTTAAAATAATTATGGTGATCATTCATTGATTCATTTATTACATTATATGTTGAACCATTATCATCACTTCTATATAATAAAAATTTATAAAATCTACCATTATCATGTGAACTATAATTAACAGCAGTTGAAATTAATATTTTAGAATTCACACTATTTGGTTTAATAGTAATGCTAAATGGTAAAGGTATTTCATTTACAGTATTTGCTAAACTATTTCCTACAAAACTTTTATTAAAGAATGTAAATTTAGTTTGTATAAGATGTCCTGATAAATTATCAAATTCTAAATGAGTTCCTGTTGAGTTTACTTTTAAATAATGACCAGAATTAACATTATTAGGTTTAATTGGAAAAACTTTAGGAGTATTATTAATTAACATATTTCTATCTATATTTATATTTTCTGTAATATTTGTATTTGATGAAACCAGTAAATTGTCATCAGATGAAGTATCTAATATAATATCTTTATTATCATCTACTAATTTATTATTACTAAAATTTACTATTCTTTTTTTATTAATCATTTATTTTAATTATATATTTATTATTAATAATTATTTCTATAATTGATAACGAATTACAACAATGCCTGAACCACCATCGCCTCCTTTAACTGATGAATAACTTTGTGTTCCACCACCACCACCACCAGTATTTGGTTTACCATCTTCACCAATTAAATCACCAGTTGCTTGTTGAATTTTTGACCCTCCCCCACCTTTTCCACCACCGCCTAAACCACCTGGTGCACCAATAGCATTTACATCATCATTACTAGATGCACCACCACCACCTGCGTAATATTCTAGTGAACCAGTTCTTATAGAATATTGTTTCCCTACACCTCCGAAACCTGAACCTGATTTATTACTTGACCCTATTTGTAATGAACCAACTTGTCCACGACCACCAGCACCACCACCGCCGGCACCAGTATTATGTGTGACGTTTACATCGTCACCACCTTTATTTCCGAATACTCCAACTTCATTTTGAGATGTAGACATTTGAATTAATGTATCACCACTAGTTACAATTGCAGAACCACCAGTTAATACAACTGGATTACCTGCACCAGCTGCACCTCCACCAGAACCACCATCATTACCTTCTTGCTGACTATTATAAGGGCCACCACCATATGAAAATGGATAATCGCTATGACCGCCTTTACCTCCTCCTAAGGCTATACGATTAGAAGTCAATCCAGTACCAGTTATGCTAGAATTTTCACCATTTGAGTTTTCACTTCCTCCTTTTCCAATAATAATATTGTAAGTACTATTAGTAAATGTTATTCCTGTTTGATATATTAAACCTCCTGCACCACCACCCGCCCCTTCATGTGTTTGGTCTCCTCCACTGCCACCACTACCTCCTCCTGCAACTATTAAATAATCTATTTGTAATGAAGATTCTGGAATAAAACTACCACTATCTAAAAATGTATGAACACAATAATTGGTATTACCTAATGTATAATAACTAATAATTCCACCAGTTGCTTTTGGAATATTTAATGTATTGCTTAAATTTTGAGGAACTCTTACTATTACTATTCCACTACCTCCTTTACCACCTCTATAAGCATCAGTATGTGTTGAGTAAGAACCACCTCCTCCTCCTCCTGTATTAGCTTCCCCATTACCTCCATGATTGGCATCTGTCAGAGGTGTATAACTATAAGGAGCTCCATCACCACCACCACCTAAACCACCACCAGACCTAATACCTATTAAACTTGTTCTACCTGCAGCACCACCTCCAGCATAATATACTGCTGTTTTACCATCTCTAATATTATATCTTTTACCAATACCACCGTGACCAAAATTTGATGAATCACCACCATTATTACCTGGTGCTCCTGCACCACCACCTCCCCCTCCTGTATTTGCAGAACTATTCTCAATACCGCCTTGATTTCCAAATATACCAACTTGATTTATACCTTGGCTATAACCTTGATTAGCTGATACAGAACCATTATTATAACTAATTGCATTACCACCAATAGAATTATCTGGATGTCTTCCACCAGAACCGGAACCACCAGAATTTCCATTACCAATATTTGAACCACCTCCACCTCCTTTTGCTCCTTCAAATAAAGAATCTGAACCTCCAAATAATGCTAATTCATTAATCCATAATGAAGCTCCATGTCCACCATTTGCAGTAAATACAATTTTGTAATATCTATACTTATTAATATTTGATACATTATAACTTTTTGCACAATTTGGATTTGATGATGCCTTATTATTAGTAGCATTAATATTTTTATTATGCATAAGAGTTTCATCATCCCAATCAGTGATATTTGTCTGTGTATCTAATATAACCCAAGAATCTGATGTATTATTTCTTGCTTGAAATGTCCAACTTGACGGCATAGCATTTTCATTACCACCCAAAGAAAAAATTTTATAATGTATTACTCTAACAGGCGTAGTGCTCCCAAAATCATATTCTATATAAGCACCACTAACCCATGATGTAAATTGAGCAATAGGAATACTTCCATCATCATGTATATAATTATCATATGTATTATTTGGATTAGAACTAAAACTAGATGTATATGCATTAAGGTTATTATCTGCTACACCATAACCAACAAGTGGTACTAGTTCTGACTCAATATATGAATCTTCACCATTTGTTTCAGCATCACCTCCATCACCAATCTTTATATTATAAGCTCCTGTGGTTAATAATATATTTTCTCTATAAATTAAACCTCCTGCACCTCCTCCTCCTCCCTCAACAGATGAACTATTAGTAGAACTACCACCACCACCACCACCAGCAACTATTAAATAGTCACAAATAGTATCTTCTGGTAATACTAATTTACCATCTTTTAAAAATGTAAAAATTTTATATAATTGATTATTCATAAAATATTCTGTTACAATTGGAGCTTCATAATCAGTATATTTGTAAATTTCTAATTCTTGTGCTTTTATATAAGATGATGAATGTAATTTATAATTATCATGACTAGTAGCTGGACGATTTATATAAAATACATCAGTATTATTTGAATCACTCAAATCTGGACTACAATATAATTTATATTCAATAGTATCAGTAGTATTAGGATAATCTAAAAATTCATTTGTTACACAAGCAGTCTGATATTGATACCAATTATCATTATCAACACCACTATTATTTGACATAAATACTCTTGAACCTTTATTATCATTATCATGATTTTGAGCAAGAGGTATTTCTGCAAATGAACCACTGCCAACTTTTTTATATAATCTAAATCCAAAATCAGCACTTGTATTTGACCCCCCATAATATACAGCAGTTGATATTAAAATTTGTGAATGAATATTTTTAGGAGTAATAGTTACACTAAATGGTAATGGTTTCCAACCAGAATCTGAACTAGAAGATATAAAGTCCGTTCTGTATTGAGTAAATTGTGTCTGTATTATTCTATTATTAAATTGTAAATACTCAAAATCATTATAAGTTGAATTTGTTAAAACTAATTTATTAGCATCATAGATTTCTGGTTTTCTAGGCAATAAAATATTTTTATTATTAATAGTATTTATATTAATATTTTTTGTAAAGTTTAATTCATTATTAATAAATAATTCATCAGATTCCATTCCAATATTTAATGAATTAACATTAGTAAGCATTTTTGATGAATTTAAATCTACATAATTATATTTTGACATTTTATTAAATTATATATTTTATTATAACTATTTTAATTTTATAGTTAAATCAATATTAAATTTAATAAAAAAATAAAACTATATTTTATATCTCATAATTACAACTCCACTTCCTCCATTTGAGGAACCAACTTCAGGGTCACCACTATATGTACCACCACCACCACCACCAGTATTATTTTCACCAGATTCTCCAATAAAATTATAATTATCTGAACCATCCCCTCCTCCTCCTAGTCCTCCAACTGCTACGCTAGACCTTGAACCACCACCTCCTCCTGCATAATATATATCAGTAATACCATCACGAATACTATATGATTTACCATCACCACCTTTACCAACAATATAACCAGAAATGTTGGGATTGGGTGCTGGTGTTCCCGCGCCATCTTCAACTGAATCTCCTCCTCTTTCTCCTGCTCCACCTCCACCACCTGATTTTGTACCAACATTATTACCAGAATTACCACCTCTATTACCAAATATACCAATATTATTTGGACCTCCTGGACTATTTTCAGTTACTTTAATATTTCTATTATAATATAATATTCCTCCAAATGGTTGACCTCCTAAACCATTTTGGTGTCTTGCACCGCCACCGGAACCACCAGATTTACCATTATCATTATATAAACTATCATCTCTGGATAATCCGCCACCACCTCCTCCATAAGCTAATGCCATATTTGATATAATTGAATCTTCACCATTTGAGGCTTCAACACCTCCTTCACCCACAGTAATAGTATATGTTCCTGCTTTAAATGTAATACCTTCTTGATAAATTAAACCTCCTGCACCTCCTCCTCCACCTTCATTACTTGCACCGGCACCTCCACTTCCACCACCTCCACCACCTACAAGTAAAAAATCAACTTCTGTATCCTGTTCAATAGTAAATGTTCCAGATTCTAAATATGTAAATACTTTATATGATTGATTACTAATTGTATATTCTGTAACTATCGCATTACTGACATCTTCATCTACATAAATTTCTTGTAATTTCATAAAACTTACTGGAATTGGTGAATCACTATCATAATTTGTTGCAACACGATTTATATAGAATAAATAATTAGTACTATCCCCTAATCTAGAATTAATATAAATTTTATATGATACTTTTTTAGTTGTGTTTGGAACATCAATATATTTTGCATTTACATTTTTTATATATTCATCATATTCAGCATCATTATCCATACCCCAATTTGAAGATATAAAACATCTTCTTACAGTATTATGACTCATATTATTTGCTTCTAATAATTCAGAATAATTTTCACTACCAATTTTTCTATATAATCTACCACCCCACCATCTACCATCATGTTGAACACTATAATGAAACGTAGTAGTTAGTAATATTTTTGAGTTTGGTCTAATAGGAATAATTGAAACTTCTAATGGTGTTTCATACCATCCATTTCCATTAGAACTAAACACATTACGATAATTAAAAAATTGTGTTTGAATAACACTTCCTTCTAAACTCATAAATTCAGTATTTTTAAATGTAGAATCAATTTTAATTAAATTTTGTTTTTGTTTATTTGTAATAGGATTAGGTATAATTCTATTAACATTATTAATTTTAACTTCTCCATCTACATTAATATCAATATTATTAAATGAAGTTTCAAAATCTCCAATATTAAAAATACTATCTGAATCATTATTTATAATAATATCACTATCAGATGTAGAGACTATTTTATTTGAATCTAAATTTACTGTATGTATTTTTTTATTCATTTATTTAATTTAAAATTATATAATTTAATATAATTTTAAATTTGTTAAAATATTTATTATTTAGATTTAATTAAATTTAATTAAATTTAATTATTTAAAATTTATTTAAAATAATTTATTTATATTATGTCTTTTTTTCATTTTCCTCATCATTTTGTATACTGGGCTAAAATTGAAAATCATGAAGATATAAAGAAAAAATATTTACCAGTTATTAAAGACAATGAAAACAATACTATGTTTAATAATCCTTTCCCACTATGTGATGTAAATACTAGTTTTCGTCTAAAAGAATTAAATAAATTTTTACATGAAGATACTATTACTAAAAATGTTGTATGGGACCCATTAATGAATATGATTAATGAACATAATAAAAAAAATTTATTTACTATTGACCATAAAGCATCTATAATAAATGATGCTTGGTATAACACTTATAAACTAAATCAATTTCAAGAAACACATAATCATAGAGGGTCATATATATATCATAATAATGCTAAATATTATCAGACATATTCAGTGATATATATAATAGATAGTGCGGAAGAAAGAAATAATACAGTTTTTAAACTGGATGGTCCTTTACCATTTATAAATATTAATGAAGATTGTAAATTTAATACATCTAAAGTAGAAGATATTGGAGAAGGAACAGTTATAATATTTTCATCTCTATTAAATCATTTTGTATTACCAATATATAATTCCAGAACTACAATATCCTATAATATATCAACAATATTATAAATTTAAGAAGGTGGAGTAGGCCAAGTCACATTTGTTAAATTCCCATTTTCATCTAATTGTGGTGTAGAAATTGATGGTAAATCACGAAGTGCTTGTCGATAAGTAACCCAAGCTTGCTTTACTTCTTCGGATGCGTGTGGCCAATCATTAATAGAATATTTATCAGTTTCTAATAATTTTATATTTCTTTCATGTCTTAATTTTTTCATAGGTATTAGTAATCTTAATTCTTCTATTTTACTTTCTACTTGCTCTTTTGTAGGTATATTAGTAGCATTTTCTTTCCATACAACAGATTCATATGTTAAACCACCACTTAAACAAGAATTAGGACTTAATAATTCTATGGCATTACATAGTAATTTAGACATTTTATATTAATATTATATTAATTTTTAAATTATTTATTGTCTAATTTCATATACAACTATTGTACTTGTACCTTGTTCAAAATGACCACCAGTATTTCCATCTTCACATCTATTTAAGAATGCTGCATTAGAAGTATCATTATATTTATGTAACACTGGAGAATATGTTACAGTATTAGTAGTATTTGGAAAATCAACATACAACATATTAATTGCATCTGGTGTACTATCATAATTGTCTTGATACGATATCATAGTACCGGCAATACCAGTTACTCTTGAACCCGTTAATGTTCCACGTAAATATGTATTATCTCTTTTAATTAATCCAACTGTTTCCCATGTATGAACTACTTCAACAAACATAGAGCAATGAATTATTATTTTTGAATTACTAAATCTTGGAGTTATACTAACATCTAAAAGTGTGCCAAATTTATATTCATAAACACTACTACTAACATATGTATCATATACAAAAGTTTGGTCTACATATTGCGTAGATTGTACTTGTAATATTGCTCCTCCTGAATTAATATATTCTAATTTACCACTACTTGATTTTGATAGTATTTGACCACTTGAACCACCGCTTACTGTTAGATTTGTAACAGTGGCATCTGTAATAGTGGCATCTGTAATAGTGGCATCTGTAATAGTAGCATCTGTAATATTTGCTTTTGTAATTGTAGTTATATGACTTGATGTATCTCCTAATTTCGTATTGCCATTAATAAATAATTTATGTGTACCTGTTGGTGTATCTGAACCTATACTTACATTGCCATTACTTGGGTTCACTCTAAACTCATCTGAATTGGGATAATGTAAGGTATCAATAGTACTACCAGCATTATGTACTACTAAAGGGATTTTAAATGCATTATTATCACTACTACTCGAAAAATTTGTTGTTACTCCATTTGGATTATGTTCTGCAAACTCATAACCTGTACCATCATTATTTACTACCATAGTTTGTCCAGCATTTGTCGATGTAGGAAGTGGTAATATAGTACTATTTGTTATTGCTGCTTCTCTATGTCCATATAATATAAATTTACCAGATGTAATTGTTCCAGCACTTCCTGTTAAATCATAATTATATATTCTTATCTTTTTACAGTTAGTTTGGTCATCTTGTGAAGAAGTGCCTTCTTGATAGTTAGTTTCTGTTCCCCCATATTGATGGGTTCCTATATTTTTAAACATTGAGTATTTTTTTTGTGTTCCACCGCCATTATGTAATCCAAATATTTTAACCTTAATATTTTGAGAACCCTTTGTATGATATCCTAATACATGATAATTTTGTTGAGTATGAAATGTACCTTCTTCATCACTATCTGTTAAATTTGTAACCTGCCATTTATTATTAGTAGTTGAAGATAATTCATTATCATCAGATACTTTTACACCTTTCCATGCAATATAGCCATTATTACTACACACAATATCTATTCCAATAATTGTAAAATATTCATAATCGCTATATGAAGCCCCTGCGTCTAATTCTATATATGAGGATGATGCAGCTGTTTGAGAACCTAATATAATAGAACCATCTAATGAAGCACCATTACTAAATACATAACCATTTCCAGATGAATTAACTTGTAATGTTTTACCTATACTATTTGTAGTAGGAGTTGGTAAATCAGTTGTTGTTATACTTGATGCAGCAACCTTAGCATGACCATACAATATAAATGTACCTGCGGTTATTTGACCAAAAGTAGATTCATCTAATTTTAAATTCTTAATTTTAATTTTATTACATACATCAGTTGTTCCATTGGATGTTGTATTACCTGTTTGAGAGAATGTTTCATTCCCAGAATTTGTATGAATACCAATAGTTTTAAATGTACTAAATATCTTTGTACTTGCTTTATTTAATGAATAAATTTTACTCTCAAAATGTTGTAATCCTTTTGTATAAAATCCTAATAAGTGATTACTTTGTAATGTTTTACTTGTAATTAAACTACTATCGCTATCTGTAATATTTGATGTTTCCCATTTAGAATTAATATTATTTGTATCAATAGTATCACCAGTTTCAGTAAAAGTTTGGAAAATAATATATCCATTTTCACCAGCAGTTAAATTACTAATTTCAAGTGAAAAAAATTCATAAGATTCTAAATCATCACTTATTGTTAAATCTATTTCATCAGTTGGTTCTGTTATAGTTTCATTAGCTAATATTTTTATACCAGAAGAACCACCACCGCCTCCACCACCGCCTCCACCTCCTACTAAGCCTCCATTAGCAGTTAGTGTTCCTGTAAAAACTGCATTACTGTTAACTATAAAAGAATCTGTGGTATCTTCACCAATAGTTAAATCTCCTTCTATTTTATTATTATTTATACTTCTAATTGTTTTAACATGTGAACTATGTAATCTTTCACCCATAATTTCTATAAAGTTGTTAGCATTTGTATCATCCGTAGATCTTAATTTAATAGAACTACCGCCAATATTAACATCATTTAAAAATCTGGTTTCACTGTTAACAACTAAATAATCATTTGCATCTTCGCCAATTACAGCATCACCTTTTACATTTAGTGTATTATTAACATCTATTGTATCAGTAACTAAATTTTCCATAGTAACTTCAGATACCATAGTATCATTAGATTTGTAACCATATAATACTATTGTACCCTCAAATTTGCTATTAGTTTCTGTATCATTATTATAAATTTTAATACCATTACAAATAGCATCCGATGAATTAGAAGTAGCATATTGGAATGTAGAACCTGTTAAGAAATATGAAGAATTTTGGTCATAATCAGTAGAATTTCTACAACTTGTATTAAATGTAGAATATTTTGGTTCTTCTTTATTTAAACCATATATTGTTACCTCAAAATTAATAGGTCCATTAGTATTAATATTATCAGAAATTAAGTGTCCTCCATTTCCATCACCAGGATTCTCACCAAATCCTCTTCCAGTATCACCAGAACCAATATTAGAAAATAAGTAACTAAATTCAGAATGTGTATTATTATTACCAGTACTCGGTAGAATACCTTTCCAGTAAAGTTGTCCTGGTGTATCACATTTAACATTAATACCAACTAGTTTAAAATAATCATAATCATTTTGATTATCAATATTAAATATCCATTCATTTTTCTTTGTATTACTATCAAATTTTTGTTTCTCTATAACTTTCATACCAGAACCATCTCCTAAATAGAAATTATTAGTTGCAGAAGTTAATATAGTATCTTTTTTTATACCATACAATATAAATGTACCCTGAATATTACCTTTAGTACCAGATTCACTATAATTATTTATTACAATTTTATTATATTGTGAATAATTCTCAACTGTAGTAGAAGATGTATTACCTGTTTGAGCAATAGTATTATTTGATGTAGAGTGATCACCAACATTTCTAAATGAACTGAAATTATTTTTATTGATTTTATTAATATTATAAATTTCTGCTTTAATATTTTGTTCTGCTTGTGTATTATAACCTAAAATATGGAAAGATTGACTAATGTTTGTAGTATTATTTGGAGTATCATCTGTTAAACTAACAACCTCAAATTTAGATTTTGTATTTGTTTGAATTATTCCATTAGAATCATCATATAATTGCCATGCAACATAACCGTTTTCTGTACCTTTAACATTTACAATTGCTAACTCAAAATATTCATAATCTGTATAATTTATACCGGCATTTAATATAATATTTTGACTATCTGATGTAATTTCTTTCATATCTAATAACTCGCCTCCATTACTTGTAGCACCACTACTACCACCACCACCGCCACCACCACCTCCACCTGGAATGTTTACTGTAATTTCACTAGTATTATTAACTGCTGTAGTTACACCAGAACCTGTAAATTTTATAAGTGAAGCATCATTTGTTAATTCCTGACCATTTCCATCTTCTATAGCTAATTGAGAACCACCTCCACCACTTGTTGCGACTGTACCTGGTTTCCATTTACCATTAGTATTATTCCATACTAATGCTTGACCGTCTGTTTTACCAGTAGTATCTACATCTGATAAAGCATTAATACTATGATTACTAATATCACTTACTTCACCAGTTACATTACCTATTAAATTACCAGTTACATTACCTGTTACATCACCAGTTACATCACCAGTTACATCACCAGTTACATCACCAGTTAAATTACCAGTTACATTACCAGTTACATTACCAGTTACATCACCAGTTAAATTACCAGTTACATTACCTGTTACATTACCAGTTACATTACCCGTTACAGGACCAGTTAAATTACCAGTTACATTACCAGTTACATCACCAGTTAAATTACCAGTTACATCACCAGTTACATCACCAGTTACATCACCAGTTAAATTACCAGTTACATTACCTGTTACATTACCAGTTACATTACCCGTTACAGGACCAGTATGTGTACCAGATGTATTACCTGTTACATCACCAGTTAAATTACCAGTTACATTACCCGTTACAGGACCAGTATGTGTACCAGATGTATTACCTGTTACATCACCAGTTAAATTACCAATAATAGTATCTGAAAATGTTTTAGAATCAGCTATTGTTTGATTACCGGTTATCATAACACCTCCAGCATTTGTTACATTTTCGGTTGATACTATACTTTGTTCTTGTGCTGTTGTAAGTTGTATAGAACCTTCCAAAAGATTTAAATTAGAACCTGATTCTAATTTAAGTTCTTTGCCAATTATTTGATTCTTTACTGTAATAGAACCTCCCATACCACCATTATCACCATGTGAACTGCAATAGTAATATAATTGTGTTGGTGTGTTTTCATCTATAATTATTTCTATAGTATCATTAACAGTATCTTCTGTTACACCATTAGTATGCGCTGATCCCCCATTGTGTGTTCCATTAGATGTTGTACTAAATTTAAATGGATGTCCACCTGGATAATTAAAAATATATGTATTACCTACTAAAAACGTAAGAGTAGGTTGTTGAACATCATCAATAAAATATTTATTATTTCCTCCTACTTGATCTACTGTTACATTATAAGTTATTGTTTCTGGTGGTACTTGATGTATTTCATGGATTTTAATATTATTAAATGATACATCACTATTTATAATTAATGAATCGGTAGAGTCTTCCCCAATAGTTAAATCACTTGATATTTTATTATCTTGTAAATCTCTTATTTTTTTAACATGTGTTTTATGTAATCTTTCTCCTTGGATTTCAATAAAATTATTCTCCCCTGTATCATCCGATGACCTTAATTTAATAGAACTACCGCCAATATTTACATCATTTAAGAATCTGGTTTCACTATTAACAAGTAAATAATTATTTTCATCTTCCCCAATTACTACATCACTCTTTAATGTTGTATCTCCAGTAACATCTAATGTACCATCTAATGTAACTGCTTCATCCACATCAAGTGTGCCTTTTACAGTTGTCATAACTCCAGTTGATGCTATATTGACTACTCCTCCTTCAGTTGCTAATGATGTAGCACCAGTTACACCTAATGTGTTGCTTAATGTTGTAGCACCAGTAACATCTAATGTACTGTTTAATGTTGTAGCACCAGTTACACCTAATGTGTTGCTTAATGTTGTAACACCAGTTACACCTAATGTGCCATCTAATGTAACTGCTTCATCCACATTAAGTGTCCCTTTTACATTTGTCATAAATCCAGTTGATGCTATATTGACTATTCCTCCTTCAGTTGCTAATGATGTAGC